ACAGCCGTGCGCAGATAGCGGAGCGCGAACATGCCCTGGAACATGGTTTCCACGTCGCGGAACGTCGCGTCGGCGACGCCGCCGGCGGCCAGGCGATAGGTCGTGGTGACACGATCGACCGCGACAATGCCGTCGACCCGCACCTTGAATGCGCTCATGCCGTCGGCGTAAAGCGCCTGGCGGTCGGCGATGTCCCACCAGGACGCGCGATCGCGCGGCGGCAGCACGCCGTTAAGCTGCAAGGTTTGCAGCGGCCGCGAGACTTCCGGCGCGTCGGACAGATGCGCCGAGGCGAGCGCGGCATAGGCAGCGGCCCACTCCCAAACCGGAGTCGGCGAGGAGGGAATCGCCATGATCGAGGCGTGCTGGTCGTTGCGGCCGGCGCCGAGCGTCACTTGCGCCGACAAGGTGCCGACATTCGCCGTAAAGTAATGCCCGTAAAGCTGCTGCGTCGGCGACCAACGACCGTTCGAGTCGCTCAGGAAATCGCGGGTCGCGTTGAGCGAATTCGTGTCGGCATAGGGACCGGCGATATAATCGAATTCGTCGTCGCCGAGGCTTGCCAGCGCCGGCGCCAGGTCGGGAACGCCGGTGCCGCCGGTGAGGCCGACGATCGTCGCATTGGCCACGGCGAGCGCGTTCGGCTCATCCGTCGCGCGCTCGACCTCGACGCCGTTGCCGATCGCGCCGACGTGCTTGAACGTCAGATTCGTCTTGGCAGGGGTCGTGCCGTCGACCGCGGCGGTGATCGGCAAGCCGAGCGCGTTGAAAGCGGCGGTGAAATTGGCCGAGATCGTCGCGGCGGTGTCGGCGCTGTTGATCTGGAACGTCAAGCGGCGGCCGAGAACGTGGAACACGCCGGCGCCGGTGACGCCGGGCGCGGTGAACGTGACAGAGCCGGCCGCAGCGGCGCCGGCGGGATCGGCCAGCGGCAGCGCCCAAATCGGCTGAAACGGCGCATTGGCGCGCGCGATCCGGAACATGGCCGACATAACCGAGCCGACGCCGAACAGTTGATCGGCCTCAATGGCCGACTGGATCGGCCCATAGGCCGCGCCCGCCGGCGCGGTGCCGCCGGCCAGCTTCGGCCCGACCAGCAAAACGCGCGCCTGGGTTTCATACGGCGTGCCGCCGGAATTGAACTCGGCGAAATAGAACGGCGTAAGGATGTTGCCGGGAATGTTGTTGAACGCGACCATAGGTCATGACTCCTTGCTCGCCGCGCGGATCGCCGCCGGCGTTTGGTGTTTTCGGGAAGGTTTCGGGTTGGGTTAGGTGGCGGCGTCGCGCTGCAATGCCGCCAGGATGCCGAGCGGCGGCGCCTGGGCGGCGTCAGTCGCGGAGGTGTCAGACACCGCCGCCGTCGCCGGCGGCGCGTCCTGGGCCGGCGGCTCGGCCTCGACGACATCTTTGTCGCGCAAGCGACGCGACCAGAATTGCGTGCGCGGCTTCCACTCGCCCTTGGCGTCGAGCGGCTTCAAGGAAACCGGATCGCGCACCAGCATGTCGGCCGCCGCCGGTTTCACAAAAATATTGGTCATTGTCGGGTGTCCTGGTGTCAGGTGTTGAGGTTGTCCGCCTCGCCGGCAATGAACGTTTCGCCGCCCTGGCCCGCGGTTGCGGTGATGCCGACGGTTACAAGCTCATTGCGCGGCGTCGGCCCGATCGGCGCGGCGTTGGCGATGCCAAGCACAAGCGCGGTGCGATAGGCCGAATTACTCAAACCGGCCGCGATCGGCTGCAACGCGTCGGGCAAGCGGCCGAGGCCCGTCAAAGGCGTGGTCGGCGCGACGCGGTAGACGAATTCGCGGAGGTCGAATTTCGTGATGATCGTGCGCCTGGCGAGCCGATAGGCCTCCTCGCCGTCGCGCTTTGTTGTCGAGTGCCAGGCGACCGCCGGCGGCTTTGCCAGCTTGCGAAACAGCGCGCCGCTCGGCCCGTTGTGCAAGGCCTGGTAAATCTGGAAATCGATCGAGCCGATAAGCGCCTCAAGCGCGGCGTCGGTGTCGGCGTAGTCGACGACCAGTTGATCGGAGTCGCTTTCCTGGAATTTCGCCAGCACGGCGATCTCAAACACCAGGTCGACGGTCGACTTGTGGAAGATCGGCCCCGCCTGGGCGATCCTGGTTAGCTCCTCATCCTCGGTATAAACCGAGATCACCGGGCGTTGCTCGCTCGGGTCGAGGTCGTCGATCGGATCGAGCCGGGTGTCAAAGACATACCGGCCGGCGAGCGTCGGCCAGGGACCGCCATCAGGCGTCCCGGACGGCGCCAGCGCCTCAAGCGCACAAAGGCGCATAAACTCACGCGCAAGCATGGATCACACCCGGTTAAGGTCGAGCCGGGCATAACCAGGCGTCGACGGCAGCACCTCGGCGACGCGAAACAGCGACCCAGGAATGGGCGCGCCGTTGTCGTCGAGCGCGGCGACCTGGTCGCCCTTGCGCGGCCGATAGGGCAACAGCGAAAGCCGGATCGAGAGATAAGGCCGCGACGACGCGACAGCCCCTCGCTCGGGTTGCACGCCCGGCTGGTTGAAAGGTCCGGCGCCGACGCGCGCGGCATATTCGCCGAACGTGGCGACGATGCGCGTAACCGCCCGATCGGGATCGGCGACGGTCGGCGCGTTGACATCGGTCGCCAGCTTGCAAGGCCGATACTCGAAAGGATCGGCCGCATGCTGGTCGAGCGTCGCCGCCGCAGCGGCAAAAGCTTTTGCGAACGGCGACGCCATGCGACTCGAGCCCCTTAGATCGTATCGGTGCCGAGGAGCACGGTTCCGACGGTGTCGGCCTGCAATGCGGCGGCGACGGCATAGCCAACGCGCAGATTGCTGGTCGCGGTCTTGGTGAACTTCTTGGCGGTGTCATCCCAATACAGAATGTCGCCGACGGCCCAGGCCGCCGCGGTGTCCTTGGGCTGGCCTTCCATCACGCCTTTGCGACGGATCACGTAGTCGTCGCCGATCGCGGCGTCGGAAAGAACGATGCCGAAAAGCGAACCGACCTTGAGCGCCTGGCCGCCGGTGAGCGCCGCGGCGGTCGCCGGCAGGGTGAGGTTGCGCCCCTCGTTCAAATAACCCTTCATGTTGCTTGCCTCCTCGCAAGTCTAACAGGTGAAAACGAAAACGGCCGACGCGTGATTGCGCCGGCCGCGAGTGACAGTGAAGCCCGCCGCGCTTACGCGCCGGGGTCCTGATACATGCCGCGCCAGTCGATCGCCTTCGCGGCGAAATCGAGCCGGCCCTTGACCTCGACGCCGTCGACATCGAAGCCGAGGCGGCTTTCGGTATAGAGGCCTTCCTCGCCGTCGAGGTAGGCATATTCGATGGTGTCGATCGTCGCGGGATCGGCGAACAGATACCAGGCATTGCCGGTGAGGCGCGCCTCGGTGATCTGCAACAGCGAGCCGGCGAACGGATTCACCTGGGCATTCTGCTGCGGATAGAGCGTGGTCGCGAGGAACTGCTGCGCCTCGGTTTCCTTGTCGGGCGAAACCACGATGAACGCCGGCGCCAGGTTCAGCGGCTCGGCGTCGCTCGCCTTGGCGGCGAGGCCCTTCTGCTTTCGCATCGCCTTGCGGCCAGCGGACAGCGACGCGATCGCGATCGCCGAGCCGGACGCGGCCAGGTTGCCGTGATTGGCGTGGAACAGCGCGACGCCGTCGCCCATGTTCGGATTCGAGGTGACGATCGCCCAAAACAGGGCGGCCTCGGTTTCCGCAGCGGCGCGGCCGAACAGCATGGGAATGCGATCGAACGCCGACAGGTCGTCATTGATCAGCGACTGACGCGACAGCGTGATCACGCGACCGAACGTCGACAGCGAATAGCTTTCCTTGCTATCCGCGAGCGCCATGCGGGTGAACTCGCCGCCTTCCTTCACCGGCTTGAGGTTCGGCATGTTGGAAAGCTGCACGATCGCGCGCGCCTTGAAGTCGGGCGCGTTGTTCTGGCGCGACAGCTTTTTCCAATTCTGCGGCGCGACCTCATAGGCCGAGCGCAGTCGCTTGGAAATGACGTTCGCGAGCAGGTTCGGGAAATCCGAGGTCGTCAGCGGGCCGCCCGAACGGAGGTTGGTCGGCATGCCGAGCAGCGCGCCGGCAAGCTCCATCCGGCCGAGGCCGCGAAGCTTGACGCCCTGCGTGTCCTCGACGAACGTGCGGCCCATTTCCATCAGCGACATTCCGCGCCAGGCGCGGGCGGCATCGGTCAACTCGACCAAACGCGGGTTGGCGCGATGCATGATCGCGACCTCGATCGCGTCGCGCACGGTGTCGCCTTCGTCGGTGATCACCTGCACGCGCGGGTTGGCAGTGGTGCCGGCAGCGCGCTCGGCGACAGCGTCGAGCACCAGGCCGCGGACCTGGTCGAGCGAGGTGCCGTCGGCAATGTGCCGCGCGACGAACTCGGCCGGCATGCTGTGCCGCGCGGCGAGCGTGTTGATCTCGGCGGCGCGGGCGCGCTCGGCGGCGATCGCGGTCGCGGACGGCGCCGGCGCACCGCGCTCGGCGGCCTCGGCGGCCTCGATCTTGGTTTCGGTCTCGCGGACCTGGCGCACCAGGTCGGCGTGATCGGTCTCGATCGCGCGGACGGCCTCGGCGGCCATTCCGTCGGCAACTTCGGCGATCTTGGCAGCCGCGCGCGATTTCAGGGCGGCCAGGTGCGCCCGCAATTCAGCAAGAGTCATTGAGGAGAGTCCCCTTTTGGTGGTTTGACGGTTTCAGATGGAAGTTTGCCGCATGCGCATGCGAGCGGCGGCGGCCGAGCCGTCGATCGCTCGCGCGATAACGACCGGGTATTGATCAGCGGTCGCGCGGGTTTGCGCGCCGTTGTCGGCTGGAATGGTCACGAAAGAGATTTCGTAAGGCGTCCAGCGCGTCACGATCCGCTTTTCGATCTCGCTGGTTTTTTCCGGCGGGATGACGCGAACCTCATCGATCGAGTAACCGACCGAAACCTTGGAAATGATGCGCTCAGAGACCAGCGCGAACATGCGGTCGGCGTTTTCGTCCACTCCCTTGCTCGGGAAGCGGATCAGCGCGCGGCCTTCCTTGCCCTCGATCCAGGCGCGCTCGACGGCGCCGACCTGGGAAAAAGTCGAGTATGAGGAGTGAGAGTCCAGCGCGGGCGCACCGGAATTCAGGCGATCGAGGTTGATCGCGCGCTCGCTCACCTCAAGCGTTTCGTCGAATGGGATAGCGGAATCCCATCCGACATATCGGCGCCGGCGCACGGTCGCGCCGGTGGTAAACGTGACCTCGACGGTGCGTTTCTCGACATCGATCGAGCCGACCGGCGCCGCTCGCGTCTGCATCGGCAGCGCGAGCGGATCACTTCCCTGGTTTTGGTGCATTGCTGTTGACCTCGGTGTTAGATTCGTCTTTCGCGCCGCCCTTCGTCGAGACCAGCGCGAGCCGCGGGTCGGTATCGAGGACGATCTTTCGCGCGTCGATTTCCTTGAACCATGCGCCGATTTCGTCGAGTTGCACGTCGGGGTCGATACCCCAGGCGCCGACGAATTGCGGCCAGGTCATGCGGCCGGATCGCACGGCCAGAATGTCGGCCTGCATATCCTTCATCGGATCAATCGGCTCGTTTGCCGGCATGATCCATTCGACCGGATAGCCGCCGGGCCGGCGCGGCAAAATGCCGGCATCCATCGCGGCTTCGCACCAGCGAGTCCAAAGCGGATCGAGCAGCATGGCGACAATGGTGTGCCATTGGAATTGCTCGACCAGGCGCCGAAACTCGATCTTGCCGGCGCGCAGCGACGAAAAATTCGCGCGGCGCAAGTCGCCGGTGAGCTGGTCGTAAGTGATGCCGGC